TGTATGACTCAACAAGGGCATCTGAAGCCCACTGTTCTACATTAAGGTTTAGGGATGGCTTTGATTCGTACCTTGCGGTATGATACTTGCTGTATCTTGAAAGCAAAGCCATACGGTCTTTGCGTTCTGCCATTATCCTTCAGCAGCCTCCGATTGGGCTTCTAAAATCTTTGCAGTTAGTTTGTCTTCAACAAACTTGTAAACACGCTCAAAAGATTGATCGACTGTCTCACCATTGCGTGAACTATCAACAACGCCAAGATCAAGTCTTAGTGATTGGAAATTTCCTAGATTTAATGTGTATCCAAGTGTTACAGATACCTTTGTTGGTTCATTTGTTACTACATAATTGCTGTCTGACATTTTATACCCTTCGCTAAATAGATTCATTCCAAATTGGAACAAATCGTCCATCTTCAGTTCTTCTATAAGTAAGTATACCATCGCCCATTCTTCGTGTCAACTCTTGCTTGCTGGGCGTAATATCATTTGTAACTAACTTATCTTTTCTTGGTCTACCAATATGGTGTGTAGCAAGTATATCACGAATCTCCCTTACCTGTGATTCTGAGTAATATGATCTTACCTGAAAACCTCTTGCTCCACCTTTTTGAGATCCAGTTGGAAAAGGAATGACTCCTCTTTTCATTAATGATGGCATATATTTTTTATGACGATTAACTAAATCAGCAGTCTGACCAACTGTGTATGCTCGTTCCCTTTTGTTTTTAAACTCACTAATTAGGCAACTTTCAATTTGATCTTTGTTTATGTTGTAAACAGACATGATTCCGTTAGAGTGGTTGTAGTGATGAATTCTAACTAAGTCCCCGTTAAGAAACCAAACTTTTTTGTTTCCTGGTATTACAGGTGACTCATTGTATTTTTCGCTCTCAATTGTTCCCTTTTTAGTAACCATTGACCCTCCTGAGAATTGCTAGGTGGATGAAAAAACTTTCTCTTTCCGCAAAGAATGCAGTATAGTTCTAGGTTGTTTATTTCTGTATACTGCCTATCTATAAACATTCTTCCATTGCATTTTGTACATTTAATCATTAATTTGGTATTCCGATAATTACTAGATTAATACCAATGCTTGTGTCTCCTCCAGAATTAAACTTAACTGTGCCTTCAACCTTTGAAGTTGAAACACTTTTTAATGTAACTGTCACATCTTTACCAGCATCTGTATTTCCAACGTTTACTGGTGTTGCAGTTACTACTGGAGCAAACTTAAACTCGCTTGGAAAGTCATAAGAAAAAGGCTGTGAAGACCCAGCAGTTTGTGTTGTGCTTGTTGTTACCTGAACATAGCCTCCAATAACTCTTGCCTCAGATGCCTTAACGCTTTGCTTTCCAGCATTTGGTGTGTCTACAGTTACGTACTTATAAGTTGATGGAGAAACCTGCGTAGAAAGATCATTAATAGCCTTAACAATCTGATAGATATATGTTACGTCTAAAGGTTGTCCTCGCTCTGGTACAGGTAGAATTGCCATAATATAATTATACCAGACTTACGATTCCAGAATCATATACTTCTAAGTCTTGTGAAAGTTTTGGTTCTATAGATGAGGTTTGAACAATTACTCTAACTGACTGTGTTCCATTTTTTAAAAAAGAATATCCTGGACCACCACCAGAGCCAACATATTTTGGAGTCTGTCCGTCAAATCCTGCAAACACATCGTACATTATCTGTGTCCTGAATTCTCCATCACCTCCCCAGTTTACGAGCACACTATTTCCAATAATATTAATATCTCCTGGACCCCCAATAACTACATCTGATCCAGTAATAAATATTTGTGAGTATGGTGACTTTCTATTTTTATCTTCTGCTACAATTCTAAATCTAACAACTCTTGTATTTGAAGATGTTACTTTTCCAAGCAAATCTTTTTTAATAATAACATTTTTTATTCCCTTGTCAGCCATTATCCAACATCCAAAGCAAATCTAAACTCAATATAATTTGTTGTGTTTGCTGATTTTACAATAGGCTTTGACGCTATGCTCTTAATTACAGAGTAACCAGTAAGACCGTACAGTGAGTTTGTTGATGTAATATTTTCAAGTCTTAAACCATCTAGGCAAACATAGAATAGGTCTGATGGGGATCCAGCCTCAGTAACACATGAGTAAATTTTTACAGAGGCTGTTTCTCTCCAGTCAAAGTTATCTGTCTTGTTTAAATCTTTAAGTGCTTTTGTAGCCACAATATACCTATTGGTTGCAAAGTTTTCTTTTTCTGTTGCTGTACCAGCAAGGTATCCTTCGTCATCAATATTTACTTCAAACCTAGCATATTCCTGAGTTGCGTTTAATCCTGCATGAGAAAATTCTAACAATATTTTAACATTGTCTGGTATTGTGTTTGAGTTTGCAACCTTGTTAACAACAGAAAACGCAAGCCTTAGTTCGTCCAAAGGGCTGTTCTTAGTAAGATCTACGGTTGTTTCATTAAGTCTAATATATTTAGAGCCTGTTCCAATCTGAATCTTTCCTAAAGAGTTTGTTGTTAAAGTAGAATCATTTCCAACAATAGCAATTATGTTATTTAAAAACCTACACCTTTCGTGTCTTGCTACTCTATCTGACTGTGTAAAAATTCTGTTATCTGCGTTTGTTGCAAAAACATTAACTGTCTGGTTTATTATACCGTTTTCTGAGTCTCCATCAAGTGGCTCGTATCTTACTGGTATATCTATAGCAGCAGATCCAATTGGCTGATACAGCCAGTCATCTGTGTCTGCAAAAGAAAATATGTTTCTACTATCAAAAGATCCAGCGACTGGGTTTGATGCAGCAGAGAAGATTCCTACCTCTGTGATCTCGTATCTTTCTTCTGTTGGTAGTTCTGCTGTTAGGACCACTTTGTCTATACCGTTTTCATTTACGAAACCCCTAGATATAATTGGAACACGAAACATCTCAAAGTCCAAAGACTTCTTTTGTGAGTAGTCCTGGAATGCCCCATCTGAAGCCACTGGGGTGGGCCCACAGCCCACAGCAATGTGAGACGCATATGATTGAGTCTGTCCTACAAGATACTTGGCTAAAAGATTTTTACCTATATTAGTTATCATTAATTGCTCCCATCATATATTGTATCATCAAAAACTTCTCCACTAGACAAAATCTGAATCTCTACCTGTTCATTTTCTTTAACATTAACTAGATTAATAATCAGGTCTCCTGTCAATGGATCGATATACACAGATTTACAGTTGGGAACTTTGGTCCACTTTGTTCGATCTGACTCTCCAACCTTCTCAACTAGATCATACCCAGTACCGCAGATTGGAAGGTGGTCAAATATAGAAAGTGATAAAGACTTAAAGTAAGAGTCAGAAGACTGTAACCTTAAAACATTGTTTGGGTTGTACTGTAAATAAAGGTCTGTTAGGTTTTTAATTGGGGCATAAATAACTTTTTGACCATTTATCAAATCATGTCTAGATATGGTTGCAAGTTCATACCCACCTATATCTTCAAAGATAAGGTCTGTCATTATTTCAATAGACATAGTGTCATCATTAAAAAGAATTAAATCTGGCGTTGCAATTTTTACTGAGTCATTAGTAGTTGACACCAGGGCTTTGGGAAGCGATGCTGTTGCCTCTACGGATCCACCGCCATCAATTTGATTAATCATTATAAAACCTCACTTAAAAATAGTTTCATATCTGGCCCATCAGAATTTCTTGCAAACTCTATGTTGTAGACAACAAACCTATTACTTGAATTTGAGGCCATGCTAACACCATTTTCTTTATAGTCTAAACTAACAATATCTCCAAGTTGTATAGTTGGTATTGAGAATATCTGAACACCAACAGACTTTCTTGGCTTTGTTGTTTTTTCAACCATCCACTTCATTAGGCTTGATGCCTCATCTTGTGACTGAATATATGGTGTATCTAAAGAAAAATCTTTTTTGCCATACGTCATTCTGCTTAGTTTAATATCTTGATAGTCTTGTTTAAACTTATATGGGTTTGAAATTAGTTTATCAGCAACAAACTGTGGGTTTGACTCAAGACTGTTTTTATTAAAGTATTCATCAACTGTTAAGTTATTGTCTGACTGCTGAGTAAATGTAATTCCCTGAACTCTTAAATAGTTTCCACTTGTTTCATCTAGGCTAAGCGCTGTATCTGTTGCATTAAAAATCATAAACTCTGCACCATACGATCCTGCTCTAAAACCAGAAACCACATACCCCTTTATCTTATTAAATGTTGGAGAAATCTTTGCAGTCAAAGCAGGATAGGCTTTATCATATTTAAAATTAAACACTGCTGCCTCTCTCATGATGCTTCCAAACTCTTCAAAATATATATCATACTTTGGTGGCTCTGAAGACCCAATGCCCGAAAGGTATGTATTTTGAATCAGTCCACTTATTGCATACTTTCTAAATGACTCATTTGCATCAACCTCGTTATCTCCAAAGACTGAGTTAACTGGTACTCCTAAAGAAAAAGATGTGTTCTGAGAATAGTTGTTGCATAAAGCATAAACATTTTCAAACATTGCTCTTGAAGACCCTCTTGTAAATAATGCTATGTCTGAGTATATTGGAAGTGGATCATTATCATCTACTGTCTTTATTAGTCTTCCATTCATGTACAAATAGAATCTTCTTGTCTTTCCTATGTCTTCATATTCTACTGCTAAGTCATATACCGTTGGATTTTCCTCAGCAAACATTCTGGACTGCCCAGTAAATCTTCCATCGTCAACAGTAATCTGCGCTAAACCATCCCATAGTCCGACTGGTATTGCCTTGCCATTATCAGACTTTACCTTATAAAAGAAAACATTGCTAACGCTCTGCCTATCTGTTTCTGAAAGATTTCCTAAACCAAGCGCTGCTATTTCAAAGTAGTATCCAACGTTTGTTGTTGGATTTAACATTACTGCCAGTCCACCAGAGCCACCAGCAATATTAATATTTTTATCTGGAGTAGATCCATTAACAACATAGTAAGTCGACGAACCATTTGATGTTTGTCCACGATCTGCACTGCTCTCTATCTTACCAACAATTCTCATTCTTGTTCCAAAGTGTTTATACTTTTTACCTTGCAATGATTTATGAACATAGGAAAGAAAGTTTCTTGGCTTTTCTTTTGTAGTAAAGTTTGGCCCAGTCAAAGAAAGGGCAGATGCTTGAACTGATCCAGGAAGTTGCTGTGTGCTTGTTGTTATTTCACCAACAATGGCTGTTGACATAAAGTTTTTAATAATTCCAGTTCTAGACGATGTTCTTGCCAAAGCATCTGAAGATACTGAAGTATCTGTTAGTTTTCCAGCAGAAGCAACTGTTGTTGCAGATGGGACCTCTGTTTTTTCAAAAAGGTGCTCTGAAGACATGTAGCAGCCTTTTATGTTGTCATCTGATTTCCAGTAATCAGATATACCAGCAGAGTGTGCCACTACTGTTGTTCCAAACTGTCCACGACCATGCTTTACAACTGGACCGTTTTGCAATTTTACAACTCCAGATTGCTCAAAGTATTTTGGCTCAGAATAAATTCTTACAAGGCCAGTTGGATATATCTTTCCATTAAATGGTAGTTTAGAGAAATAATTTTGATAATCTTCTGTAGAAGTTATCCATACATTTCCAAACCCAGTGACGTTATACTGAACAGCATCATACTTAATAACTTCGCCTTGTGAGTAAAAATATCCATTGTATCTGGTAATCCAGTATGCTGCCTCACCAAGACTAAATGTGTTGTTGATTACAATGTTATTTTTTACAACTGGAACATCTGCCGATAGATTAGAGTTTAGGGGTATTGCGCTTAAAACATATGAAGACTGTGTACCTACTTCACCATTAACAGATTTTGTATTCTCTGTTCCAGAAACTTCCCATAAAAGAACAGGTTTGTATGTGTAGTATCTTTCTTCATCTAAGAGACTTGCCTGTCTTAAAGATCCTATAGACCTTTGTATGTGTCTTGTTGTGTAGTTTATCACTCCGTCATTGTATACGTTATTTGGCTGTACTGAAACAGAAATAATGTTTGCAATTTTTGCTTTATCAAGTGTTTTGTTTTTAACTTCTCTATCGGAAAATAAATCGTTCGTTCCTTTTAATTCAAATGTAGTTGGTCTTTGTTCTACAGTTGGCATTATGTAATCTTTGCTCATCATAACAAAATTGTTATATTCATCAAAGAACATCGCTGTCTGTGTTGATACTGCCAAGTCTTGCAAAACTTCCGCAACACTTTTATCTGGTCCAACAAAGAAGTATGGAATTATTATTTCCTTTTCATTTGCAACTCTTTTAAATGTGTAGTTGGAAAAACCTACATGATCTAGCAAAAGAGATACTGCCGAACTAACAGAAACCTCTGTCATTAATATTTGTGGGGCAGTTATTGATTCTAAGTACCAATACATATCTCTTAAAGAAAGAGACACTGTTTTGCCCATCAGATCCTGCTTAGGAAATGAATCTGAATATAGTGTCTTTATTGGAACGTAGTAGTCCCATCCGTCTACATCAACAATAACTTCGTAAAACTTAAACTGAACATGTCTATTTATGTACTTTGCTATTATGCTTGATGGGTTATTTTCGTTAAATGCTTGGTCATAGTCAAATATATTTATAGCACCATTTGATGCAATCAACTGTCCAACTGGCAAACCGCTAAGTCCTAGATCAGATGCGCTCTTATTTATTGAGTAGTCTAAAGTTTTGTCAGAAAGATTTGCAACTAGTCTTGGTGATATTTCTATAAGATCAAACGTAGAATCTTTTACATTCATTGTATCGACAACAACTCTTATCCCAGAAATATACTCAAACTCTCTGTACTGCGCTTTGCCATCTATAGATTTTATAAATACATTAGGAGATGTTGCATCAGTAACAAAGTTTGTTAATCTGTTTACTGTTTCATCTTGTACGTACCAACCATACCTTGGTGTTATAACAGTATAGTCGTTACCATTCCAAATATGAAATTTTCCTATGTCGTTTTCATTTTCTTTAATTAAATATGCATAGCCAAGCACTGATTGCTCAGGCAAAAGAGATATGCTTGTATATATTTCAGCAAATACAAAATTTGATACCCACTCATCTGGAACAACTAGTCCGTATGCAATTTCAACATAGCCATCACTTTTAACAACTGGAGAACCGTCTGCTCTTCTTATTGCTGGATTAAACTTGATAACGTCTTCCCAGTTTCCATCTTTTAAAAATTGTATCTTCCATCGTGCTGGAGTTTTTTGGTTTAGTTCTCCAAAGAATGGATCAGCAAAAGCACCTGTTGGGGAAGAGAATGGCCCAAGGTTTTCTGTTCCAGTATGAGTTTGCATCTTAATCACAACCCTGTTAGTTGGAACTCGCTCTTTGTATACAACAAAAGGGCAAGCGTCTTCTATGGAGTTTTGAGAGCCTCTGACTTTTGATGCGATTCCATACTCTTGACCAGATTCAGTTCTGTAGGATGTCCAATATTTAAACTTATCATTTTTATCTGGCATGTAGTATCTTGGTCTATCTGCCATAACTAGATTTGGGTGATGCAATTTTCCATTTTCAAAAAAAACAGCCTTGTTGATTCCAGATCTTGGTCTAAACTGTTCAAAGCATGCCTCTAAAGAATAAAGAGACTTTAATTTTTCTTTCTTTGTTAAAAATGTTGTTGGAATGTCGTCATTATCAAATGTGCCATCAACTAGAACATCTGCATCTGTTGCCCCTGTATAAAAATTTCCAGCATCATTAATGTCAAAACTTGTAGGAAGTGATGAGTAAGCAGAGGACGGATCTGTTGGTCTATATCTGTAGTTGCCAATATGTTTTATATTGGTTGGGATGTTCATATTCCATTCTGCTGTAACTAGAGATTTATTTCTTATTGTTGAAGCAGTCTCTAAAAATGTTTGCAGTTCTTTGTCTTCAAACATTATACCTCTTCCAGACTTATTGAGACATTCCAGAAGTCAAAATTTGTTCCTCGTTTTTCAACAGAGTATGAAAAATCACTAATAAACATTTCAATCAGTTGGTTATACTGTCCAAGATGATCATAAGGTTCTGGAGTTCCTTTAAATATACCTTTTCTATCATATGCAAGAAAAACCCAGAAAGAACCTTTGTGTGCGTCATACCATTCAAGCATATCCGCTCCTCCTGCTCCACCATCTGTTGTATATGCCTTGTGTGGAGATACACCAGTTATTGTGTCAAACGAAGGTACGTTTGCGTGTGATCTAGAAGGAATCATGTTCCAACTTGTGGTTAGTGTAATCTTGTCTGCAATATGATAAGACCTCATACGACCATTAATCATTCTTTCACGCTTCTCAATTCTTTCTTCTGAGAATTCAAGTGGCTGTCTATTGTCATCTGTTATTAATAAGAATTGATCTAGCAATGTTTGATCTTCAACGCTTTCTGGATCTACCCCGACCTCATAGCCGTAAGGCACATACAAGCCATTCTGAAGAGTTCCAGCATTTTCAGACCAGAGCATTCCGCTAGGCCTGTTGTATTTTTTACGACCACGGATGTAGGTTACCCTAGGATCTATTTCTTCATCGGCCATTGAGCGCTACTCCTCTAATTCTTCTATCGTCAACTCTCTTAATTGTTGACATAACTGCCTGTGCAATATCATTTGGATTAGCATCTGTCTTAGCATTAACAGTTAGTGTATATGTATTATTATACACTGTCCCGCCAACTGAATCACCGTTATTGATTTTACGCATATTGTCCACTCCATAAGAGTCTACAGCATACTTGCTCATAATAAATTCTCCTGGAGTCAACATTGCTGGGACAGTGTCAGTACCCTTTGCAAAACCGCCAAGAGCAAAACGCTTAGGTATTATTCCACCCATTGCTCTTTTAACTGGCCAGTTACCAAATGCATTTGCTGCTGCTGCATTACCGCCAAACTTCTTTAGTGTTGCCTCATCCGCTGCCTTCTTTGCTGCTGCTGCTTTATTTGCTGCCAAGTTCTCTGCCTGTTGCTTTGCATAGTCTGGCCCAGTGTTATACTTCTTAGCAAGGTTCATTTGGTCGGTCAGCCTATTTAAATCTACATAGTGATTTTTTGCAACTGATCCTGCATTGTCTTCAATTTTTAACTTATTAACTTCACGATTAAATAGTTCGGAATTTCTTACTATGTTTGCAGCAATGTTTGTTTCCATGTCCTTGACATGCCCTCTTGCTGTTGGATCATTAATAGTCATCCAAGTATTCTTGTATGGTTCTGGTGGAGTTTCCTTAAATCCTGCTGGTGTTGTTCCACCCTTATAGCCTCCCGTAGAGCCTCCCGTAGAGCCTCCAGTAGAGCCTCCCGTATTACCAGAACCTGTATCTCCTGACCCCGTACTTCCACCTGGAACTTGGCTGCCTGTTCCATTATTTCCTAGCCCTACACCTGAAGCCCCAGATCCTGTATCACCTGATCCTGTAGTTCCTGATCCTACAATTCCTGCACCAACAATCGGATCTGTGTCTGGTTTTAATGCCCAGTACCTGTCTGTAAGTTCTTTCACAATTGCTTCAGCATCGGCCATCAACTTAAGGAATTTGGCGTTGTTGGTTCTTGCCACATCGATGTCGTTTTGCATTTGCTCCCAACGTGCTCTTTCTACATCGATTGGTCGGATTGCTTCTCTAAGGGTTATTTCTTTTTGTCTTATCTCTTCTTGTGCTTTTTCTATAATTTCTTCTTTTGCATAAACCAAATCCTGAAGGCGCTCAATTTCTTTTTCGATATCTTCTCTGCTTTTGCCGTCTTGCCTTACCCTAGAAAGTTCATACTCTCTAGATTTTTCTAGCGCTTCTTTTTCTTTAGTAACTGCATTTGCTGCTTCCTGTGCTCTCATTTCTTGAGCAGCCCTTGCTGCTGCAGCAATGTCACCAGAAGTTAGTGCCTCAGCAAGTGTTAGTTGCCCCTTTTGCTGAGCAGATATTGCATTGTTAGCCTTTTCAACTTGATCAAGAGCATCAATTCTTTCTTCGTACTTGTCATTAATTTTTTGCTCTTGCTTTTCAATTGCTCTAAGCATTGCTTCTTGATCATCAATACTGTATTGCCATCCAGAAATTTCATCTTGTGCTAGGTCAATACTCTTTTGTAGTCCTCTTGTATCAGCCTCAAAATCTAGTCTAAGTGTCTTTTCTTTTACATCCGCCTGATCCATTGCAGCATTGAATCCATCGTCAAATGTTTTTTGAAGGCCATCAAGGGACAGCCTATTAATCTTTAGTTCAACCCTGTTCTTGTTTAAAGTTTTTTGTATTAAGTCAAGGAAACTCTTAAATGTTGCATCGTTTGGAGATAAGTTTTTTATGTTTGCAAGTGCTGAAGAAAGAGCATCGCTTGATAAAACTGCATCACGCTCTGCATCACTAAGTGTTCCCATGATTGCTGTTATGTTTGTAAGAAGGTCTGCTCTTTCTTGTAGCGAAGTTTTCTCTGTCTCAATTGTTTGAACTGCTGCATAGTCCTTTTTATTCTTTGTTGCTTCTTTCCATGTTTTTGCTATCTGCTTTATCTGCTTGTCAGATAACTTCTTGTTTGCTATCGCTGCAGCAAAGGTAGCATCTGCAACAGCCTCAAGAGCAACAGAGCCTTCAATACCTGCAGCCTTAAGTCTAGTCAATGCTGTAGTCTGATTACCAATCTGCTTTGACATTCTTTCTTGCTCGCTTACAAACTCTCCAAGACTGACAGACGCTATAGCATCTCCTATACTCTTAGCGTTATCTTTAATCTTTTTAATGTTACCCTTTGCATCAAACTCAAACAGAGACTTTTTTCTCTTTTCATATTCTTTAGGATCCATACCGACAATGAGTTCAATTAAGTCTTCTCCTGCGCCCAGTTTTCTCATATCATTTTCGATACCGCTAAATATTTCAATTGTCTTGCTACCGCCAAATAGTTTGTTTAATGCTTTTTGTGATGCTCCCCAGCCTTCTGTAACCTTTATTTGATTTTTTCTTACATCTCTCAATCTCTTTAAAAGTTCGTCTAAAGGAGAGGAATCCACCTTAGTACCTTCTTTGTTATCGTTAGGATTAACAGTTGGCTTTGTTGTATCTCCAGAGGAAACTGTGACAGCCTTTGCATTTGATGCTGCAAAGTTAATATATTCTGTAGGACCCTTTCCCTTATTTGCTGCCTGCCAAGCCTTAAATGCTGCTTGCTGGTCTGGATCTCCTTCAAGTTGTAGTTGGTAGGCAAGTGCAGTTGTATAAATCACTTCTTGGTTTTTATCTAATGAGTTAAAATAAGCAGCATCTGAGTTTAAGGCTGCAAGGGCCTTGCCACCAATTATGTCTGCGTAGAAGGTTATGCTCTTCTCTCCCTTGCTGTTTTCTATCTCGTCAATTCTTTCTTCAAGTTCTTTAGCGATTGTTGGATTTTTTAAGAAATAGTCAACAGAAATTTTTGCTGGAATAACGTTGTCGTATGTAGTTAATCTACGGAAAAAGTCTTGAAAGTCTTCTGCTTCTTGGCTAGTTTTTATTTTCTTTAGTTGCAAGACGTACTCTTGCTTTAGGGCTTGATCGTCTCCAAAACCTCTAACAAGTTGTATAGTCTCTGCTGCATACTTTCCGCCAAACGTAGAAGAGATATTTATTATTGCCTCTTGAGATGCTTTGTCCTTGAATGTTTCAAATAATGAAATCATCTGATTAGGATCAATTGCTCCAGTTTCCATGTCTAGTCTAAGAGACATCTTCTGTTCATCTGTTAACTTAGATCTAGATATTTCTCCTGTTGCAAGAGGAACCATGTCTTCATAGATTGTATCTTTATACTTCTTGGTAATTGATTTTCCAACTCCAGTCTCATAGGCATCTTTAACATCTAAACTTGCTGAGCCGTAGTTAGCCAAGATGGTGTCTTTAGTTATTTTTGCCTCTGCTAAGAGTTTATCTCTATCCTTGTAGTAATCATTTTCTAATTCAACAGCCTCATTTATCTTCCCCTGGGTTCTAAGAAGTTCTATTTTTTGTTCCATTTGTAACTCAAAAGAGTCAAGCATTTCTTGATTTTGCTCTAAAGCCATTTTGTCCATAGCGACAGAGGCACCTGTAGCCTCTCCAATTCTTACTGCTCTATCCTTATAGGCCATGATTCCGCCAGCGATTGCACCGACTACTGTTCCAGCAACTGCTCCAACAACATTTCCAATAACAGGAACAACTGTTCCAAGTGCTGCACCTGCTGCTGCTCCTGCACCTGCACCTGCTGCAACGCCTCCTACGCCTCTAGCGCCATCTTGCAATATGCCACCAGACTTTGACATATTTTTGTTTGCAGTTTCAACTCTTGTGCGAGTTTGCTGCATTGCTTTAACTCTAACGTTGTATGGGTCTTTTTCTAGGTTTTCTCCATTTGGCCCTAAAAGTTCTGTTAATTTTCCAATTATTTTAATTCCATAACTATAGTCTCCAAGTTCTTTTCCTAGGTTTGCAGCAACTGACTTTGCCTGGTCCATAGTCATTGCACCAGACATTACAGCATTTTGTAGTTGTGCTGATTGAGCGTCTACAGTTTTTGCTGTTCCTCCAGCCTTTCCAATATTAGCAATAGTTTCTTTTCCTAATTTTGAACTAACAAAAGATTGTCCGAATGTATTTTTACCAGTCTGAATTGGAAGAATATTGAACTTTTCTTTTCTTCTCTTGTCCATAACTTCTCCAGCAGAAACCTTGCCTGCAAACTTTGACAGTTCCATCATGGAATCTTTTCCAACACCCATGGCATTTCCTAGTTCAAGAGCAGCATTTTGTGCTTTGTCAAATTGCATTCTTTGATATGCAAATGCTGCAACTACCAAACCTATACCAAGTGCAAGGGCTGCAAATTTGCTTTGTACCATAGGAAGAATCATTGCAAGACCCATCAGTGGCATCATAAGTTTTTGAGACATTTCTCCAACTGCTCCAGGAAGCATTGATCCGACCATTGCAATTCCAGCAATACCCATAGCAGCGCCTCCCGCTCCCATTCCTGGCTTTGCCGTTCCTGCTTTTTTATCTGCTTCCTTCTTGTCTTGCTTTGCTCTAAACTTTTCAAGCGCTTTTCCTGCTACGCTTTGTTTTTTAACGCTCTCTGATGCTCTATCTAATGCTTTTCTAAAAACTGATACTGGTGCTGAAAGTTCCTTAGTTAAAGCAACTAGCGGTCTTCCTTTACTTTGACTCTTGTCGTTGTATCTTCTTATTGATCTTTGTTCTGCAGTTGGGGTAGTCGTTCCATATCTATTTCTTGAATCTGCCTCTGCTGCTGCTTGCTTGTTTGCTGCATCTGCTGCTCTTCTTTCTAGCATGCGTTGTTCTAGGGCTGGATTTACTGCAGAGACTGGTGGGGCTACTTCTCTATTTTGTCCAACTAAAGGCATTCCCTGTGCTGCATTTTTTTTGTTCTTTCTTCTTACAGATCTTTCATATGCAGTTGGCTTGCTAGTTCCATATCTTTCTCTTGCGTCTGCTTCAGCCATTGCCTTTTTCTTTGCCAATTGTTCTATCTTATTTTCTTCAAGACGTTGTGCTAAGTTTGGATTTATTATAGTTGCAGCATCAGCCTTTCCTGGAACTCTTGTAACATTACGGATTGCAGACGATTGATCTTTTGGAACCATTCTTGTATCTTTTGAACTTTTAGTTTTTACATTGCCACGCTTTCTTTCTGATTTTGGTTTTTTTGTTTTCCCATCTTTTTCAAGTTTAACTTCATTAGGCTTTATAGCAATTGAGCGATGCTTATGGAATAAAGGTCTCCAATCTTTTACTGCTGCGCCTTCATTTATTCTGTTTAGAATCTTTTCATATTCTCCTCTTAGAGGATCATCTAGTGGCATTGCCATGACAAATGCTTTTGCATTTTTTTGAATTCTTTCAATTTCTGCTTTCATGTCGGCGTGATACTTGTCTGCTGTATAACCTTTTTGATTTATCTTTTTCTGAGTTTCATTAGCAAACCAGTTTGGAGAATTTTTTGCTTGTGGCCCAGTAACGCCTTGTAGATTTCGCTCGGCCATATCATACAGTGATGGCATATTTTTTGCAAATTGTCTTATTCCGTCTTTACCAGTAGATGTAGCCTTATCAAATACTCCAGCAGTTCCGACATCTGTTAATGTATTGCCTCCAAGATTTCCCATCTTAAGGTCTTTATCTCCACGAACTGCTGATGCAACAAGTTGTCTAAAGTATTGCTCTCTACTGAATGTCTTTGACATTTTCTTTTCATCAAATCTTTCGTCATAGGGAGACTCTAAAACAATGATCTTTCTTTTTCCTTCTGGATCTGAAGGATCTATTATTGTACTGATTTTTTGCTCTGGTGTATCAAGACCATGAACTTGTCTTGCAAAGTCAGTTGCCTTTTTTTCTGCTAGAGCATCTAGTTCGCTCATCATTGGCTTTACAAATACTTTACCATTTGGACCATCATATAGTCCACCTACTCCAGGAACATCAAAACTAAATCCAGTTGTTGGTGCAACCAGTCGTCCAAAATTAGTTGGGGCTAACTTGCCAGACTTTGTTTTTGCTGCATCATCTGCTACCTGCTTTAGCCTTCTTTGATGCTCAGGGCTAAACCTATTTTTTGGATCGGCATCTGCGACTCTTTCAAGAATAACCTTTTTATCATTTGGGTTAAGATCTGCAAAAGATTTTAGCCCTCCTTCTTTATACCCCCCTATTCCTTCTTTTGCTCTCCATTCTAAACCAGCATCAACAAGGTGCGCCTGATAGATGTTTGCTTTTTTGACTTTTCTTTTTTCATCTAAGCCTATGTCGTATTTTGCTATATTTCTAAACGTATCTAACTGCTTTGCATCTCTTGGATGGTTGCCATCAATAAAACCTTTTAGGTGATCTCTATCAATTCCCAACTTTGTTAAATCGGCATCTGACATTTTTAGCAAATCTTTTCCAAGATTTCCTTCTACAGTGTTCATGTACTGATTTATGTAGCCTGCATCTGGTGCGACATTTACTACTCTCCACTGCTTAACGCCATCAACAACATCTTTTGTAAGGTGTGCTTTTTTGGTTTTAAAAGCGTCATCTGCTTGGGATTCAGTAAGAGGTGGTAAGCCACGATCCTTTAAGGCTTTTTCTAATACTTCTCTTTCGGTAGACAGCGCTTTTGCATTTTTCTCATCATAAACTTCTGTTAATCTCTTGATAAGTGGAGATCTATTAGACATGTTTTCTCTTTTAATAGATCTTCTAATCTGGCTTGCACTAAGTTCTTTGCCTGGCTGAGATCTATAGTCAATAGCATGAGATAACTGCTCTCGTGTAAATGTTTTTCCTGTGTGCGGATCCGTAAGAGTTTTATCTGGATTTTCTACAAGTTGACTTAAGAACTCTCTTACACTTTGTGCGCTTCTTGCAGTCTTTGCATTATATTCTTTTCCATTATATGTTACTTTGGTTGTTCCAGTATTGAATCCCTGAACCTTTTGTCCTGCAACCATCCTAGCAATTATTGGCTTATTTGCTGGATCCTGTGCAGCACCTGCTGGAATAACTGCTTCTCCAGGAGTAAGCATTGCTGGAACAGTGTCTTGGTTGCCTGATCCTGGAACGCTTGTAACTCCTGTTGAATACTTTTTACTTTGTGGTGGACCCTTCATTCCTCCACCTCGAACAGGGCCAGTAAACCCTATCTGTGCTGCAATGGCATTCTTATAAGCCAAGGCTAGAGCGTTTACTGCAGATGCCTCTGATGTGAATGTTTGTCGTAGTGTTGTGTGTACCTGATTAAGAGATGCTGCTACTGCAGATGCTTCCAACTGTTCTTGTGTTAAATAAGATGTTTGCTGACCCAATACTTGAGTAGATGATCCTGCTCTGTTATAAGCACCCTTCATGGTTGCAAAAAGTTTAATTATGTTGGCAACACCGTTAGCAAGCAAACCAAATGTCATCAAGGCTATTGGACCAATTGCACCTAGGGCAACTGTTAAAATAGTTACAAACTTCTTTCCACCTTCTCCAAGGTTATTAAACTTGTCTAGTACTTTAGAAACAAACTCAACAATAGGAGTTAATGCTTTTAGGAATGCCTCTCCAACTGGAGCAAGAGTTACCTTAAGGTCCTCAATTGATTTTTTAAACTTATAGGTTGTTGTGTTTTCAATTTTGCCCAATTCTCGTTCAGATAGGATCGCTAACTCTTCTGCTGTTGCCTTTGAAAGAGTTAGAACTCTTTCTGCTTGGGTTCCTTGTCCTATAACATTTTGGAATAGTGTGGATAGTCTTGAAAACTGGAACTTACCAAACAGTTGTTCAATAGCACGAGCACGGTTAAGTGGATCCAGAGTATCTAGTGCTTTTGCAAAATCAATAACTGTAGACTTAACATCTCCTTTATTTCCTTCAACAATTCCCTTGATGTTAACGCCAAGACCATTTAGCATCTTAGATGCTTTTTCAGATGGGTTAATTAAGGATGCAAGACCAGACTTAAGTGCGTTAGCACCTTCTGATGCGTTAATTCCACCTTCCTTCATTGCGGTCAGGAAGAATGCAAGATCTTCAACATCTCCACCAAGTTGCTGAACAACTGGGCCAGCCTTTGGAATTGCAATCGTTAAGTCTTCAATAGATACAACAGTTTGGTTTTCTACTGCGTTAAGGAAGTCAATCTTTTTTGCTAAATCTTCTGTTGCCACACCAAATGCATTTGTAACTGATATAGTGGTTAGTAGTGCTTCTTCTTGCTCTACCCCGCCAAGAACTGCAAGGCGAGTTGCTTCTGAAACCTGAGCAACTAGGTCTGCACCCATCTTGCCCTGTGCTGCTGCGTCCGCAGCCATCTTCATTGTTTTTTCTACAGCAACGCCATACTTAGTATACTCATTTGCAAGCAATTGAATATCTTTAACCATTGCATCTGTTTCTTCTTGTGTTGTAAAGAGTTCTCCATAAACACGCTTAAATCTAATAGCCTGTTCTTCAAGTTGCATAAATGTTTTAGCAGCAGCGGCTCCAAGCATTGCTAATGGAACTGTAAAGCCGACCATCAACTGGCGACCTGCCCATTGAGTATTCTTACCAAAGTTTAGAAGATTTGTAGATCCCTGCTTTAAAAGTTGATTTAATAATTGTTGTCTTTGTGCAGCAATAGCGGTTTGTGTTCCTAGATTTTTCATGTCTAGGGTTAAAGGTCTTACGGCAATTGCCTGAAGAGCACCATTGGCTCCTCTACCCATCTTTATATATTGGGTCTGAACATCTTTTACACGCTCTCTTGCAACCTTATTTATTGTGTCAAACTCAGACTTAAAAAGTTTACCGAAAGTTTTGGTTGCTGCGCCTGTATATCTAAAATACTCTCTAGATGTTAACTTATTTTTTTCTAAAGCATTAGTAAAAGACTCTGTACTAGATGTTACTGTTCGCATAGATGCCTGGAACTTGCCAGTTGCATTTATGCTGTTCATCAAGTTTTGTGCTTGATTTGCTGCTACCGCTGATGCTGCGGTACCAGACTTTGCCATTTGTGTATGGAAGGCTGATATTTGACGTTGCAGAAGTTTTAGACTTGCTAAAGCATCAGACGTATCAATATTTACATGAATATTGGATTGAACATCAGCCATCCATTAACACCTCTTTATT